CCGTAAGGCTTATTTACCTCACCACTTTACTTTATTCGCCCAATAGGCTGCAGAAGTTTTGCCTTTGGCGATGTTTTTCGCATGTCGCGCTTTGAATGATGCGCGTTTTGCTTTATCAGCAGCTGACTCACCTTTACGTGGCGGCTTTGGCTTCGCGCCTTGCATTCCAAACCGAATCAGCTTTGGTTTGCCGTCCGCCTTCACTACTACAGCGTGGCTTTTGCCGCTGGGATGGTTTGGCGTTCTGATCGGCTTGTCATAGCCGTCAAACGTATGGCCGCCGCGCTTGATGCTCACTGCTTTTTTGGTGCTGCCTTCAACTGTGATCGACGCTTCAGGACTGGGTTACCTGTCGATTCTGATTTGAGTTTGATCACTGGATCATCTGCAGTGCCGACCCTAACGATGGTGCCACCTCTAGGGCCTTTGATCGCTGCCCTGGCCCCGCCCATTGCGGTAACAGTGCCAAACGTGCGCTTGCCTTGATAAATCCAGCTGACTCGCTGCCCTGTTCTCATTTCTTCTTACCGCCTTTCTTGGTGCCTTTTGGCTTCTTATAACCGCCGCATTTCATAGCTAAGTCGCTGCTGCTCTCATTCTACGGTTGCCCGTACCTTGCTAAGTCATGCAATACCCAGACTCACAACCCTCTTCAGGCTCCCATCCAAACAGACCCAGTTGCTCAGGGATGACATCAACAAGGTTGGTCTCCTTGCGTCCGCCAATACTGCTTAGATAAACAGGATCTTTGCCTAGCTGTTGCCTGCGGTCCTGCAATATGCGCTCAAGCTTTACCGCTTGCTCAAATAGCTCGTTACGTTCGCGTCGCATTGTCACCCATTGATCAGTTGTCTTAAACGGACAGAACCAACAGCTTGATTTTGGCGGCTGTGGCAAGCCTGCATCCTTAGCAAGGATCAAGCAATCTGAGCGGCTGTAGCCCAGCTCAATCAGCGGATAAGCACTTGTATAGCCGTCAGACTCGCGTGATGGCGTTGCGCGGTGTGGCTCATCGGTACTGATGCCTTTGCCCAAGGTGCATCCAGGCGCATTGTTCTTTATCCACTTGGCAATCGGCTTGATCTTGAAAGCTTCGGTACATTTTCTGTTCCCTGGCATTCCACCTGGCATAAACACAGGGATATTGATGCTGCGTTGCTGCTCTATCAGATCGTCGTATAGGTCACGTTGCTTCCCTTCACGGTCGATCCATGCGACATCAATCCACTCAATACCGTGTTTTTTGGCATAGGGCTTGGTGACTTCTTCTAGGTATCTGATCGTTGCAGGTGACTCTGCCTTGTCACCAACATTGGAAAAAATGAAGGTGTCGTATGGGATTTTTCCCTGCGCTGCCAAGACAAGGCAGGCAGTGGACTGAACGCCGCCACCGGACGAAAAAACATAATTCACGGCAGGCTCCAAAACTCAATTAAGGCTACGGCTGCCCGTACCTTGCTTTGAGCTGCTTCAATGTCAGCTCTGAACCATCATTCGCGACAAACTTACGGATTGCATCCTCTGGCCCATATTTCTTCACCAGCTTGTTCCAATAAGGGATCCTGCTAGGCCCCAAAACATCGCGCTTTACGTTATCGCCCTGCTCTTGCAACCATTCCCCATAAGACTGATTTGCCGGAACCGTCCGCGTCTTGGCTGCTTTGCTCATCGGCCCTGAAATGATGCCCGGCCTGCGTATTGCGCTCGGTGGCGGTTTAGGCATCCCCAGCGCTGCATAATCGATCTCTGGCACGGTCGTCGATCTGCAGTTGAAATGTTGCGGGGGTGTTGGCCCCTTGCCGTACTCAAATACCTGCTGATCTAAGGCCCTGCAACGTGCCGATGTTCGTGAATCCAGCGTCGCCACGTATTTGTATTTTTCCGTAATCTCAGCGCTTGCCTTGTAGGTGGCCTGGCTGATCGCATTGGCCACTTGATTGACGCTAGTCCTAACCAACGTATTCACCTGATGATTGGCCACTGCTGTGAGCTGGCCCCCTGCCTGCGCTAGTTGCCGCACTGATAGCGGCCCAAAATCAGCAAACTTCAGACGGCCCTTCAGGCGCCTTGCCATTTGGGGCCCTGAATCGCCTGCCAAGAACCCAGACTGCACGGTTTTGGTGAACAGCTCAGCTTGAGATTCAGCGATGCCCCGAAACGCCTTCGATACGGTTGAGCCATTCGGCAACGTGATCTGAGCGCCCTGCGTTGCCGTCAGCCTGAATGTTGCCGGAGATGGCCCCACTGCTTCCAGCAGATCATCAGATAAAACATTCAGGCCGATCTCAATTGGATCTGTCATCACGACAGCACGGGCAAAAGCTGGATCGATCTGCAACGACCTGACCTGTTCGATCATGTGGTCTGGCACCATCTCCAGCAGCTGCGCCCTGATGAATTGCTCCTCAAATGTGGCCAGCCCCTGCAGCTCCCCGGCCAGCAATGCAGAGCTTTCGCCGGCCCAGTTATCGAGGCTTGCCCGTAGCTGCCTGACGATCTCCCTGAGTCTGGTTTGACGGTCAAATGCCCGTTCATCTTCGACCAATATCTGCAGATCCGCGACAGCTTGCAAAATCAAACGGTTGTAAGCGATCGCAATTTGCTTTGCCTCAGCATTGCTGAACCTGTTCAGATCAACAGCGTGCCGATAAAACTCAGACGGGGTGCTCATTCCTGCAGTCCACCGGCAGCCGTTGCCTCAAGCTCCTCCTCAAGGTCAAAGTCATCACCAAGCACTTCCCCTGCCTCAAGTTGCGTCAACAGGGTTGATTGCGTGATCGTGCCGGCCAGGTAAAGCTCGAGCAGCGCTTTAATTTCTGCAGGATCCATGCGGGAGCCCATGAAATCACGGTTGATCAATGCGCTGCCGGGCGAGGCATCGTTTAGGTAGGCAGCATGAAACCGCAGACAATTATCGATCATGTCCTGCATGTTTTGGGCAATCACCATCATCGTTGAGTCGCCTTGGCTGCGATCAATGCGTTTTGACTCGGCTGTTTCGGCTGAAAGCTTCTGACCCAGCACACTGGATAGGCCCAGCTCATTGATCTGCTTTTCGACCTGATCCAGCCGCTGGAACAATGCGTTAAAGCTGTTGCCGGCTGGCTCTAGGTATTGCGCTGATGCGCCTTCCGGTAGCGCAAGCGCTTCATTTGGCCCTGCGCTGATCTCTTCTGCTGATTGCGGGAATCCGAAAATCGCCAGCATCGGAACTGCCGCCACATGCAAGATGTTGTCAAGATCTGATTGAACTTGATACGCCTTGATGTTTAATTCACCGATGTCTTCCATCGGTGGTTTTGATTGCAGATAATTGACGCGGTTGCTGTATACAACTGAAAAGGGTATTTCGCTTAGGCTTGTTTTACCTTCCTCAGATAATGTGTAGTCTTTCTTTTCGTCTTGCCTGAATAGCTGGTAATATCCTGGCGTCAATACTCTCACTTGATTAACTGTTTTTTCTCCGTATTCCCCATCAGGTTCTGTCACCTGCTCTTTTAGCCTGAGCTGCACAAGCCGGGGCTTGCCGTCTTGCGTTTCAGTGCGCCAGCCCAAGATGTCTCGCGGGGTGTAGGCGCACCAATAGGGCCTACCGTTACCGTCTGATGGTGCATCAACTAAAACACCAGCATGGCCATATCGGATCGCCTTACGGGCTGTTTCATACACCCAAGTGTTTAGATCATTGCCCTGCCGGTCAACGTCGAACAAGTCCTCACGGATGCCGTCGCTGATGTCATTCAGCTTGACGGGCTTGCGGGTAAGCATCCCGGCCAGTAGCCGCTCAAGCCTGACGTAATACGGTTGCAGCGTGCTGCGAAGCAGCCTGTTCTGATAGGCATCATCAGTTTCACGCGGCTCCTGCGGCAAGTATTTACGGCCCTCTTTCCTGATGCCATAGGTGCCCGTCAGCAGGCATTCGATCAGCTCCCAGTGTGGTTCCTGATCGATCCATGCCTGATTCGGGTCATAGACATTTACGACCGTCGAGGTTTTAGTTCTATTCCGTGCCGTGGATTGATAGCCCAATGCAGCCGCCGCCTTTTGCTAACAGTTTAAGCCGGCTGATCTTTGATGATTTTGGCGCGGCCATTCGCATCAACTTGAATCAGCTGATGCTTCCGCGGTTCACCGTCTTTTGGCTGCAGCAATCGGCCCACAGCGGTTACGACGGGCCGGGTCATGCTGTTGCCTCTTCACCGTCTTCAGTCAGCAGTTCGGCGACTGTAAGCCCGGCGATGATGTCGCTTTTGGCTAGTTCCAACGCGCCGACAAGCTCAATGACGCTCAGACCTTCAGTTTCTGCGATCAGGTCGTCAAGAGCGTTCAGAAATTCTTCCATGATGCTGGGGATGGGTTCGGCTTTAACTTAGCAAGAGGCATCAAAACAGGCATGGGCGATCTAGACGTAAGCGTTACCGCAGACGATTGCGTGAGGGTGTGCCTGACAGAGGAAGGGATCACCAGCTGTTGCACGGTGTCTTCGTATCACTTGGTGGAATCACACCGTAAGCAGCTGCAGCGAGCGAATGCAAGGAAAGCAGCGGATGCTTATGGCATTAAAAAGCCCCAGCGGCCCGAATCGCTGAGGCTTTGAACCCACTCCCAATGAAGCCTGAGACCCATTAACTCAGGCAACGTGCTGAGCGTAGCAGGTCAGCCGCTGCGGCGGATAAGCACTAAAAAACCCCACTCCCGGCAAGGAGTGAGGTCTGGGGGATGACGGTTCTGCCTAGAACCTATGAATGAAGCATCGTAGCAGGTCAGCTCCTGCGTCGTTAATACAGTCTAATGCCGGTGCCACGTCCGGCCCTGCGGTGCAGTGGGTTCAGCTCTCTCCAAACGAGATAGCCTGCCGCGTCGTTCATATGGTCATGGCCAGATTCCTTGTCAGGCTCCTGTCGCTCGTTGTATGCCTGGAGCTCTAGGCATTCGATCAGCCGTTTGCATCGTGGGTTGATCTGGATTCTGATTTCACCTTTCCCGTTTTCCAGGGCACCTTGCACAGCAGAAACCCGATCGCGAACCGGTGGATTTGCCTTAGGCGATTGGTTGCTGATGCCATAGCTGGCAAGTATCTCCAGATCCGTTTTGGTTGCATTGGTTGATCTATTCCCTCCTGAAGCATCTGGGTAGCCGTAAAGCGTCCGGCCTGGGTAACGAGCGCAGATCTCCTGCGCCAAGGCATCAGTGTCATGCGCCCCGCTGATCTCATCGATGAAATGCAGGGCATTGCCAGACCGGATCGCCAGGGCTGCATTTGTATTGCCCACATTGAAATCAATGCCAATTCTCAGCGGCTCTTCTGCTTCTGGATCGTCATCAACGTCGGCAACGTGCTTGGCACGGTCAAACCGATCGTAAACAGTGCCGGTCGCCAAGTTTTGATAAATGCCTTCTAGATAGGCGCGGCACTGCTCTTGGGTGTAACGGCTCAGCAGGTCATCGACGAAGCCCGGCCTGAGGTTGTGGGCATTATCTGCGGTCTTCATCCGTAGCAACGCTCTGCGCTTGCCCTCCCGTGCTGCATCAGTGCCGAACGTTTGATAATGGAACCCAAACCCTTCTGGCGTTGAGTAGCAGTGGAGCTGGTTGAAGTTTCCGACCCTGATACGGCCCAGGATCTTGTCATAGGCACGCTGAGCAATCGAGGCTTTCGCAGTATCAACCTCATCGATGATCGCGAAGGCCCAGTCGTCGCCCACGATGCGCTGATAATTTTCAAACGACAGGCCAAGGATTGTTGAATCACCGCCAGGGAAGTGCAGCGTATGGCTTACATACGGCGCCACTCGTGGCGTGTATGGAATGCCGAAACTATCTAAGAAATCCTCGAATTTCGGCGCCCAGATGCGGCGGACCATATCGCTGGTTGGTTCCATCACACAGCCCACAAAGCCTTGATTCAAAGCGGCCATCTTGACGGCAACGGCATGAGCGCAATAGGTCTTGCCGCTGCCATAGCCAGCGCTGATGCCAATCTCAGGGATGCTGGCCGGCGCTCCACCTTGCGACGCTGCGATAGCGCTTAACCGCTCAACCTCGAACGCGCTGAGCTGGCCAGGGTTGAGCGTTGCGGCGATGCGTTCTAGGAGGTCATCAACATCAGCCAAGGCTGAACGGGTACCAACGGCTTCAACCTGCAGTTCTGCCAGCCTGGCCAGTACCGGGTTATTCCTCTTCATTCGGCACTAATTCTTGGCCGGTTTTGGCTTGAATGCGTAGCAATACGGTCCGCTCTTGTTCTGGCGTGAGGTTTGCTTCAGCTATGGCTGATACTGCGGCTTCGATGCCTTCATTTCGTGCGCGTGTTACGGCTGCATTGTCGCTGTAGTGCTTACGATATGAGGGGCTATGAGTGAGCATCCATTGCGCTGATTTACTGTCACCTTCTTGGGCGCAATTTGTGATGATGTTGATGAATTTATGAGCGCCAGCTGCACGACCTTCATTAAGGGCTTGCAAAAGTTGTATTTCTTCTTCTGTAGGATCGGGGCCTTTTGCATTGCGAAGCCATAGCGTAATGGCCTCATAGCTGACACCAACTGCGGCTGCGATATGTTCTAAAGCTGCGCCATATTCTGCGAGATGACGAACAGCTTCAATTACCTTTGAGTTTAGCTTGTAATGTCGTCGTCTTAAGTTTGCCATTTTAACCAACTATTGCTGAACATTATAGCGCAGGCTCAATAGAAGCCCAAGTTCGGCCAAAGCGAATGTGCTGAATAGCACTGAGAGAAACATCGTATTGAAGTGCAAGTTCATACGAAGTGTAGGTATTATTTTGCAAAAACTTTTTGATGTCAGCAACTTCAAAGGGTTGGAGTTTTGCATTTTGCGGCGTACCGCAAACACGTTGGCGGTTAATGACGATTTCAGGAGTCATGACCTGCTCAGTCCTGAAGGGATGGTTGCAGGATGGGCATCGACGGTAACGGATACGGATTCCGGCTTTGCGTCTTGTGCATGTGGTCTGAATAACGGGCTCACCGCATTTGGGGCAGTCGATTGGCATTTATGTGTTTAGGGGTTGTGAATGGCCGGGGGATGGATCAGCCCCAGTAGCTGCCCTGTATTTCCGCGTCACGCGGTTTTGTATTTGCAGGCTCCCCGGCCTGGTCATTAGCTGTCCTCCAGTTGGTCAATCGCTAAGAGAAGCTCTTCTTTGGTAGCGCCTTCTGTAACCAGTCGCTGAAGCTTTTCCGTGGGAGTTTCAGCGAAATACCATTCGCGACCGTTAATTGTCCCATCAACGTCGCCAAAAACGTTGCCACGAACATCGCCAGTAACGTTGCCACCAACGTCGCCAATAACGGAGTCCTCAATGTTGCCAAAAACATTGCCACCAATATCGCCGTAAACGTCGCCCTGAACTTTGCCGTAGATGTCGGTTTTAACGCCTGAGATGAACCAACCGCCGTCTACCCCTTTTTCAACGAAGATGAGATCAAGGAGTTCGTCGCGTGTGATCTGATTAGTCGTTGAGAGTTAATCTCCAAT